AGGTCATTACCACCGGAGACGACAAGCGCTTCAAGCCGTACGTCGTGGTGCGTACCGGCCCCAAGCGCTTCAACGTGTTCAGCGCGTCGCCATACCTCGACGAGGCCAAAGGCTACGTCGCCCGGCCTATCCGCTACAATCACCTCATCCAAGCGGGGCAGGGCGCATCAGAGCGCACCGGGGGCGTGGGCAAGAAGGTGGGCATCGTTCGACCGTTCAGCCGGGGGTTTAAGTTCGGCACGGTGGATGGGCGGCGCAAGACCGGGCGCGGGGCGTTCACAGTACGCAACGCGGAGAGCGGAAAGGTGCATCGCATCGCGTCCATCAAGCACCCCGGCTTCAAGGGGCACAATTTGTATCAGGAGGCGTTTGACGCCAAGAAGGGCGTGGTTGAGCAGAAGTTCAGCAGGGACGTAGTTAAGGTCATCGAACGGTTCAAAAAGCGAAAGGGATTCCAATGATAAATCTCATCATCGACATCCTCAAAGCGGATGCCAACATCACGGCTATCACCACCACGAGCCGCATCTATCCTGTCTCTCGGCTCGAGGGCGGGGTGATTCCGGCCATCGTGGTGCAGCTGACCAACACCGACCCGGCGGATACGCACGACAACACGACCAACATGGACGTGCATACCGTGCAGGTGTCCGTCATCGAAGACCGGCCGAAGGAGGCGCACGCCCTTGCGGAATTGTGCCGCTCGGCCTTGGACGGCTACACCGGCGGGACAATTGCCGAGTGCCGCTTCGTGAACCAAGCCACCGACGTCTTCGAGAGCATCGACCTCTACACGCAGACGATGTTGTTTCGGGTCATGCTGGTGCGCGACAACGTGACGCTGCCCACCGCCCTTGCAGACCTCGGCATCTTTGAATTGGACGACGTCAGCGACGTCAACGCTCCCAATCCGACCGACGGGCAGGCGCTCATCTACGACGACGCGACTGGCACGTGGATTCCGGGCGACGTCAGCGCCACCCTCGCCGCGCTGACCGACGTCAACTTGGACGAGCCGCTTGATCGCGAGGCCTTGGTGTACGACGAGGCCACCTCCTTGTGGATTAACGGCGGCCCGGCCAAGATTGATTTCCCCGTGACCAACAACTACCTCCCTGGCTTCACCGTCGGGCAGGTCGTGGGCTTCAACGGCGAGGCGGCCGGCGACCGTCCGCGCATCGTCCCGTTCAGCGCAAGCAGCAGCACCGACCCGAAGACCTTGGTTGGCGTTTGCGTTGAGAACATGGCCTACCGGGCGAATGGCCACGTGCGTTCCTACGGCACGATTTACGGGGTGAACACGCTCGCATACCCGGTCGGCACGCTGCTCTACGCTTCGACCACCGCCGGGGAGTTGACGTCCATCCCACCGACTGCCCCAAACCACCGCATCGCTTTGGCCGTGGTGACCCGGCAGCACGCCAGCACCGGGCGCATCTTTGTGCGCACGTACACCCCAGCGTACCGTTTGGCCGACCTTTCCAATGTTGCATCCACCACGCCCAACCCCGGTCAGGGTCTCGTGTGGAACGGCAGCGCGTGGGCGCCGGGTGCGGTCGGCTACGTGCCCGGGTCACCGCCCCCGGGCGGGTTCCTTGGGAATGTCTTCTATCAGGACAACGCGGGCAACCTAACCTTCGAGGACGCGTTCCGCTACACCGCATCGACCAACACGCTCGCCGTCGAGAACATCACCGGCACCACCGTCACCGGGTCAGGCGTAGTGAAGGGCAGCAACACGTTCGGGCAGCGTTACGCGACGCAGGCGGCGACCAACCGGGCGCTTGCAAACACCGCATCGCTGACCGTCGAACGCTACTTCACCGTGACCGCAGAGGGCAACGGGGAGTCGTTCAACATTCAGTCCAACACCCCGTCGGCTGGCAATAAAATCGTGCGGAAAATCTGGTACAAGAACGAGGCGTTTGAGGCCACCGACGTGGACACGTGGACGCTGCTGCACACCTTCGCCGATGACACCGCCTACGCTTCGACCGCTACCAAATGGCAGGAGTATTTGGACGGGCAGGCCAACGGCAAACCGCCGTTCACGCTGGCGATTAGTTGGGAGGACATTCCGGCATTCACGGGCTTGCTTGACACTTACGGCGGGGCGGCGGCGGCCTATTCCCTGCGACTGCTTGACAAAGATTACACGGGGTCAGCGGTGCGGGTGCGGCGGGCGTCCGACAATACCGAGCAGGACATCGGCTTTGACGGCAACGGCGACCTTGACACCAGTGCCTTGACCACATTTTGCACGGGCACCAATTGCTTCATTCGAACTTGGTACGACCAAAGTGGCAACGCGCGAAATGCAGGCCAAACCACTAACGCAAACCAACCAAAAATCTACGACAGTAGCGCGGGTGTAGTTACGCGCGGCGCAAACTCAAAGCCTTACCTTTCATTCAGCGGGTCGCAATGGGTAAAGCGTCAATACGCAAGTGCGCTTTCTCAACCTATTCAAATTTACGTCAACGCAGAGCATACGACATCTGGCGTGACTATGTTCGTCTTCAGCGGATTTGGACAAGAGGTTTTTGGGCTGCGATATGACGCAATTGATAGCACTTTCTTTTATGGCGGAAATACTCCAGGACTGGCCGCGAATTGGGTAAGTAACAACATTGGCATTCATTTATTATTCAACCAACTTAACGGCGCATCATCGCAGTGGCGCGTGGACGGCGTTGACATCGCAACGGTAAATGCAGGCACAGCAACCTCGGACGGCCTTACAATTGGAGCTCGGTATAACAATCAAGCAGGGCTTATCGGTTACATCTCCGAGTTGATACTTTACCCAACCGCCGACACGACCAACCGCACGGCGATTGAGATGAACATCAACGACTACTATTCCATCTACTAATGGCCTCGTACATCATCGTCCGCCCCGAAGGGATTTTAAGCAGCCCGCAGCGAGCGCAGTTCATCACGCGCGAACTGTACTGCATCACGCTGCCCCTCCAATTCCAAAGCCCCGACCAAGCCGACGGCACGGTGTTCGGCGTGATTCACCACCCGACGGACGGCAGGGCAGCGTTGCAGGTGGACCTTGACTACGTCATCCCGGTGCATCCGCTGGTCACGTTGGAGCGGCTGGTGTCGCTCTTCCCCGAAATCACCGACGCGGAGCGCATGACGCTGATGCAGGTGATATTTTCCTCCAAGGCGTTCCCGTTCCGGCACATCGTGCCAAGCACGGTCACGGTCAGGGACGAGGCATTTATGATCGCGGACGGGTGGTTTTCCGCAGAGATATGACGGTACTTTCCCCCATCCAACTGCTCGGCTACGTGCTGGCCGGGCTGGCCGGGCATTACGACCTTGCCGGTGACATCGACCGCAACGGGGTGATTAACGTGGCCGATTTGCTGCAACTTCTTACCATGTTCTGATGGCAAAATCACAGACCACCCACACCAAGGTGCTGCGCGAAGTGTCGCGGCCGGGCGTTCACGCGAAGACGAAGACGAGCGCCAACAAGAACTCACGTAACTACCGCAAACCCTACGGCGGCCAAGGCAGGTAATTGGGCTTGCGTACATTTGAAGCATGAAGGTTGCAATTCACTTTCCGGTCTACAAGCGCGCTCGCATTCGCAACATTGCGATGGACGCGCTCGACCGGGTGCGCGAGCAGTTCAAACGTCTCGGCATCGAGACGGAGGTGGTGGTGATTGGCGATGACAAAGACCTACCTGCCGTCTGCGAAAAGCGGGGTTACCTGCATTTCGTTCACAAGAACTCGCCGGTCGGCGCCAAGTTCGAGATGGGCCTGCGGTGGATGCTGCGCAATCTTGAGTTCGATTACTTCATGGAGTACTGCTCGGACAACATCCTGCGCGAAGATTGGGCGGAGTTGATGGCCAAGGAACTCAAGGCCGGGCGGGCATGGATTGCACACGACCAGTTTTACATCATTGACGCAGCGACCGGGCGCACGCATCTCTTCGGAGGCCGGGGCCAAAGCAACGTAGGTCGGTGCACCAAGCGCGACCTGCTGGTCAAATGCCAAAAGCATTTGGGGCGGTGCTACGACGGCGACTTGATGAGCGGAATGGATTCGTCATTTCGCTCGAACATTAGCCGGTGCAGCGACCAATTGACGTACCTGCTTAAGACCAAGACGCCGCTCATCGCAGACCTGAAGACCAAGGACAACATCAACAAGTTCGAGGGGTTTGCGCGCAAGTCCGAGCGGTTCCCACCGACGGAGGTGGTCGGCAGCTTTCCCGAACTTTCACAACTCAAATCCTTTCAAAATTTAGATCACAATGGCAACAACGGGGAAAATCAGGAGTAATGCCATCGGCATTTACATCAGCAACGAGAGTGCCGATAGCGGCACTTTCACGGGCGGAACTTACGGCGACAACACGTCGGAGAATGACACGTGGGAAATCGTCGCCTGCGCGACGTCCGGCACGTTCAGCGGGTCGATGGAAGTCATCGACGCCACCACCAAAGACAACGACGGAGAGCGGGAAATCCTGACCTCATCGCTGTCCTGGACAATGGCCTGCGACGGCTTAATCGAGTACGGCCTGTCCAGCAACGTGAAGTCCGGCGCCGACCTGTTCACGCTGTGGAAGAACAAGACCAAAATCAAGTTGGCTTGGACGACCGGGGTGGATGGAGACATCATGTACTGGGGCAAGGGATACATCACCACGTACGAAGAGAGTGCGGGATTGAACGAAGTGGCCTCGTTCTCAGTTAACTTTGAAGGCGACGGAACTGTGTACAAGGCGGTTCTTGACACTGCATCAGCTGTATTCAACAACAACAACAACTAATGGCCAACCAACTCCGCGGCGAATTCACAGTCCAATTGACCGACGACCTGTCGGTGGACGTTGTCATCAATATGTATGCACTGAATTTGTTTCTCGAAGAAGAGGGCGCGGGGTTGGCGGACCTTCAGGAGTTGCTCGAATCAAAGGCATTGCGCTCCCTGCCCCGCTTAGTGTGGGCAGGGGCGCGCACTGCTGCCCTTGTGAAGGACGCGCAGTTGCCGCTGACCTTCGAGAAGTTCGCCGCACTGTTCGGCTCCGTCGCGTGGGACGAGGTCAGCGAGAAGGTTCTCGCCTCGCTCCAACTTGACACAAAAAAAAAGTAAGCGATGGCGGCGGGGGTGACCCGCCCACCATGCGCGACTACTACGTCGCGTGGCTGGAACGCGGGCGCGATCCCGATACCTTTTGGCGCAGTACCTTCGGGGAGGTAACCATTATGCTCCGCGCCTACGAATTCCAAGATGAAGTGCAGTGGATGCACACGTCTGCGTTGATGGCCCTGACGGCCAACATCAACCGCGGAAAGAACGCGCGCCCGTTCGAATGGAATGACTTCAACCCATACGCCAAGGCGAAGGTGAAGGTGAAGGCCGCCCCGAAGTTGGGCAAGAAGCACCACGACCTGTTCGCCAAGATGACTCAAAAGCTAAACTCCAATGGCGAAAAGCAACGCGATACTTAACATCATCTTTGGCGCGGACACCAAGCAGCTCGACCGGGCGCTCGGTGGCGTAGCCAAACGCCTGCGGGAAACCGCCGACAACCTCAACGGCCTCGGACAAAATCTGTCCCTTGGGCTGACCGCCCCCATCGCTGCGTTCGCCGGGCTTGCCACGAAGAGTTTTGTCGATAGCGCAAAAGCCATCGCCCAGGTGGAGGCCGCGGTGAAGTCCACGGGCGGGGCGGCGGGCAAGTCGGTGGACGGCCTCGCCAAGATGGCGTCGGAGTTGCAGCGGGTGTCGCTGTTCGACGATGACGAGATTCTGCAGAACGTCACCGCCAACCTGCTCACGTTCACCAATGTCGCAGGCACGGAGTTTGACCGGGCGCAGCAGGCGGTGCTTGACCTTTCGACCCGCCTTGGCACAGACCTTACATCGGCCACGGTGCAGGTGGGCAAGGCGCTGAACGACCCCATCAAAGGCGTCACGGCCTTGGGTCGGGCGGGCGTGCAGTTCAGCGCGCAGCAGAAGGAACTGATTGAAACGCTGGTCGAATCCGGCGACGTGGCCGGGGCGCAGGCGGTCATCTTGGGCGAACTTGAAACGCAGTTCGGGGGCGCTGCTGCGGCGGCTGCCAATGCCGACCCGTACACGCAGCTGGCCAATGAAATCGGCAACCTCGCCGAGGAGTTCGGCGGCATCATCAACGATGCGCTCAAGCCTTTGCTTGCTTTGATTCGGGACGTGGTAGATGAGGTGAAGGGGTGGAGCGACGAGACCAAGACCCTTGCCGTCGTGGTCGGCGGGCTGCTTGCCGCCATCGGCCCAACGCTCATCGCGGTGAGCGGGATGATAAACGCCTTTGTGACCATCAAGGGTGCGATGAAATTGGCGAGGATTGAGCAGCTGAAACTGAACGCATCGGTGCTTGCCAACCCTTATGTCATCGCAGCGGCGGCTGTTGTGGCACTTGGGATTGCCATCTACACGTTCACGCGACGGGCAGAGACGGCAGTACAGAAGATAGACAAACTGCGGGACAGTGTGAAGGGGCTTGCGGCGACCGAATCCATCTTGGAAATCAACCAAGCCATCGACGAGCAGGGCAAGAAGGTGGAGGAACTTCGGAACCTTTACAACACCTTGAGGGGCGGGCCGAGCAAGGAGCAACTGCTCAAGGAGTTGAAGGCCGCTGAAGAGACGTTAGAGGGTTACAAAAAACTCCGTGCGCAGAAGGAGAGCGACGCCTACTGGTCGCAGCGCAGGACGGCGGAGATAGAGGCGCAAGCCGAGGCCGAGCGCGAAGCGGCGGCAGAAGCAGAGCGGGTCGCGGCAGAGGCGAAGCAGCGCAGGAAAGAGGCGGAAGCGGCCGCAAAGGCGTACCTCACGCAACTTGACGACCGGCTTGCTGCTATCGACGCGGAGTACAAAATCACGGGTGATCTAAACAACCGGGTGACGTCCCAAGCCGCCGCCTACCGCGACGCCGCCATCGCCGCCCAACTGCTCGGAAACGAAACCGAGGCGCTGCGACTGAAGCAGGAGATGCTTGCACGGGTCGCTGCACCGGAGGCGCTTGCAGTTGCGCCATTAACCAGCGCTCCTGTGACCCCGGAAATCGTTGTCGGAAACAGTGCGGCCGATGCCATCCAAGCGCAAATAGACGCGACCACAGGCCTTGGCACAGCGTTCGATGACACCCGGCAGAAGGGCGTGGCATTTGCTACCGACGTGGCGAGCGCGATGGAGACGGCGGCGGAGGGCATGGCCGTATCGTTTGGTATGATGCTCGGCGAAAGCCTCGCTACCGGCAGCAAGTTGCAGGGGGTGGGCACGATGATTTTGACCACCCTCGCCGACCTTGCCATTCAAGTGGGGCAAATCGCTATCGGGGTTGGCGTGAGCGTGGACGCCATTAAGAAGGCGCTGCTCACCCTGAACCCCGTGGTGGCCATCATCGCCGGTGTGGCGTTGGTCGCGCTTGGCTCGGCAGCCAAGAACGCTCTGGCACAAAGCGCCGGGGGTGGCGGCTCAAACGGCGGAGGCGGCGGCATCATGTCCCGCCTTGGCTTCCCTGCATTTGCGCAGGGCGGTCTTGTCACCGGGCCGATGCTGGCGATGGTCGGCGACAATCCGTCCGGCAAGGAGGCCATCATCCCGTTTGAGCGCATGGGCGAGTTCATGAAGATGGCGGGGCAAGGTGAGCCGAAGACGCAGAACGTCGTAGTCACCGGGCGCATCAGCGGGCGGGACATCTACATCACCAACGAGCGGGCAGTTAAAGAGACCAAGCGATACAGATAATGGCAATCCGCTACTACTCCCAGTTCACCGACCAGCAGGGCACGCTGTTCACGCTGAACATCTACGATGACCAATACAGCGGCACCAGCCCGTTCGAGTTCACCGTTGGGTCGGACGGCTTCCGCCTGGACTACGAAATCGAAGACAAGTTCGCGCCCATCTGCCCCAGCACGGTGACCGTGCCGATGCTGCTTCGTAACAACAACGACGCGGCGCTGCTGACCAACCTCGTCAACTCCGACGAAGGGCGGTATGTGCTGGAGATACGCAGCGGCGGGACTACCTACTCCAACGGCCACATCTTTTGGCGGGGCATCGTGCTGCCAGAGTTCATCGAGGTGGTGGATGAGGCGTACCCGCAACTTGTGGAACTCAAGGCGATGGACGATTTGTCGAACCTGCGTACCATCGACTACCTGCAAAGCCCGGAGGGCACAGGATACGCATACGCACGGGGTCACCTTGCCAACTGCATCAACCTGCTGCGGCCGTGGACTATCACCGCCGACACCGACCGATTTATCATCATCGACTTCCTTGAGGTGCTTGCCGCGGGGCCGACGTGGTATTCCGGCCTGCAAATGCAGCTGAACTTTGCCACGTTCAAGAACGCGGAGACCGAGCCTGCCACCTATTGGTCGGCCTACGAGGTGCTTGAGGAGATACTGCTGGCAATGGGCTGCCGCATCTACTGGCGGCCAAGCATCGACGCCTCGGTAAAATCCATCTTCGTGGTAGACAGTTGGGCGGGTCATGCATACGACGACGACCTGCTCACCGGCTACGTGGTGAACAGTGGCGCATCGCTCACCGCCACCACACCGGCCCGCCCCGTGTACAACCTCGACAGCACAGGCATCAGCCGTCTGCGTGGGTGGAGGCATGGCTACCTGCCGAGCATCCGGGAGGTGCGCCGGAAGTTTGATTATTTGCAGGCCAACCCCTTTGCGGTAGATCACGTTTACGACCACGTTGACGAGGACAATTACTTTAATTCGTTTGAGGCGCAACTCAACGTAATACCGCAATTGCACTTCAGTCAAGGCAGCGGAGTGTCGGTCCGCTTTAGGCTCAACTTTGAAATTGCGGCAGACGACACGCCAATTTCTGCGTATCCAATGCGCATATTACTTTCCATGAATTTACTTATTGGCCAGTACTATGCAGAGCGCGGATTTACACAAACGTCAGGGCTGCCATACACCACGCCGGGCGGCAATCAGTTTGTGCTTGGATTTTCTTACGACGAGTCGTCTTGGAATACATCTCCTGCTGCCGTAGTGTTTTTTAGCCCCCCATTTAATCCGTGGCAGGGCGGTTCCTTTACGGTCGATATGGGCGTGGACTTGCCAGGATTGCCGGCTGACTTAAGCAGCGACATTTTTAAGGTCATTTTCACCAGCAACATTGTACAGGTTACTACGTCGTCCTCTACATCAGTGTCTTATACGACCCCCGAAAACCTTGTCAACTCCGCGAGCATTGAAGCGCTGACCATCTACCCAACCGACATCATCGAATTGCAAGGCAGCACGGTGGTATTCAAGGCGGTGAATAGCAGCACGACCGGGCGCTACAAGTTGGAATTGCCAGACGCTAAAATCGGCGACCGCGTCATTGCCAGGGGCGGCGGCATCTTCGCGCTGCCGTCCGGGGGCAGTCGTTTCCAACCGACCAAATGGCGGTCGCTTGCCGATACGTCCGTGGAGCTGAACCTGCACAACGTGATCTGCCGCGATTGGATGAAGTCGCAGCCGCTGAACATCCGGCGCATGGTCGGCACCATTCTCGACCACCGCAGCAGCCCGACGCAAGTGTTTTCGCCGTTCGTTACGTTCACGCATAACACCATCTCCTACGGCGTGGTGGCCATGAGTTACATCGCGGGCGAAAACCTTTGGGATGTTGAACTGGCGGAGTTGAAGTACAGCGGCACCATTACCACTCCGGCGGTCGGCTTTGAGGACTTCATCCCGCCCACCCCGTTCACTCCTCCGGGCATTCCTACAGCCATTGAGGCGGCGGAAAACGCCGTGAGCGGAACCTCTGCGACCGTGGACAGCGTCGTGCCACTGCGCGACGGCATCGTGTCCCTCGTGGCTGACCTGGACAATTTCGTGAGCGTCGGCGACACCACCTTTGAGGTGAACGTTGGCACGGTCAAAATCATGGAGGCCGACGATGTCAGCGCGACATTCAACGTGCCCGTGACCATCGACCTGCAAGGCGAAACCTTCGAGGTGCTAAACGCGGGCAGCGCAAATCCGTTGACGATGTACACTGACTCGGCAATCTTCGGCGTTGAAATTCAAATTGAAAGCCCGAGCGATGCCAATGGCGGGCAGTTAAAATTGGCTGAAGGAAGGACAAACGGAACTAATACAATTGCCCTAAAGGCGCCGAATACATTAGCCGGAAGCACAACATACACATTGCCTGCAGCTGACGGAACGTCGGGGCAATCCCTGAAGACAGATGGCGCCGGAAACCTTTATTGGGGGTGAGTTAAATTGCAGGCCATGACACCGGAAGTACTTGGCATTGCGCTGACTGTGGCCTTGGCCATTGTCGGCACCTGGGTGAAGCTCAACGCCGACATCGCCCGCATGAACGCGCGCATTCACACCCTGGAGAAGAATGAGGTGGAGGTGAAGACTCTGCTTAAGGAAATGAGCGAGGCCATCCGCCGGATTGAACTGCATTTAGCCAAGAACTCATGAAGTGGTTTAATTACGCCGAGTTTGATTCGCCCGACGCGCCCGGCAGCGGCGAGGCGCACATGGATTCGGATTTCCTCCAAATGCTTGACCGCGCCCGTGGCCTCGCCGGGGTGCCATTCAAAATCAACTCCGGCTACCGCACCGCAGCCCACAACCGCAAGGTCGGCGGCGTCAAAGCCAGCAGCCACACGCTCGGGCTTGCCGCGGACATCCACTGCACGGATTCACGCAACCGGGCGCACATTGTCAGCGCGCTGATGGAGGTGGGATTTAACCGTATCGGGATTGCGCCGACTTTCATCCACGTGGACAACGACCCGTCAAAACCAGAAGACGTCATATGGCTGTACTAACCCGTAAGGATGGCAACGTCTTCGTCTACGACATGGCGCACGAGGACAAAAGGCACCGGATGCTGCTCATGTCGGACGTGCATTTCGACAGTACGCACTGCGACCGCGACCTGCTGACCAAGCACCTGGACGAAGCCCTCGCAACTGATGCGGGGGTTTTCATTTTTGGGGACTGGTTTGATTTGATGCAGGGGATGTACGACCCGCGCCGCTCCTATTCGGGCCTGCGGCCGGAGTACAAGAGCATCACCTACCTCGACGACGTCATCGAGGACGCGGCCGATTACCTCGAGAAATACCGCAGCATCATCAAGTTCATCGGACGGGGCAACCACGAAACGAACATCGAGAAGCGCCTGTCCACCTCTCCCATCGACCGCCTGTGCGAGCGCATCGGAGCCATGCCCGGCCCATACGCCGGGTGGGTGGTACTGCGCTATGTTCGAGGCAAGGCCATGTTGAGCAAGTACCTTCATTTTCACCACGGCTACGGCGGAGCAGCGCCCCGGTCGAAAGGCGTGCTGAACGCGGACATCGACCAAAAAGAATGGCCGGACGCGGACATTATCGTGAGCGGCCATACACATCAGAAGTGGCACCTGCCTGTAACCGTGGAGCGCATCAACCAATACCACACAGTCAGTGAGGGGACGGTTCACCACGTGAAACTTGGTTCGTACAAGAAACTAAACCGCCTTGCGGGGTGGGAAGTGGAGAAGGGATTTCATCAGCCCCGGCTTGGAGGTTGGTGGCTTGACGTAAGGCACACAAGGCATCCGCAGGAACGGGTGTATCTTGAACTCACAGAAGCACACTAAACACCTCTATCAATGTGGGACTTTTTAAGCGAAAACTGGGCGGAAATCGCCCTCGGCCTGATCACGCTGGCGGGAACGGTAACGGCACTAACGGAGACGACGGCGGACGACAAGTGGCTGGACGTTTTGAAGCGGATAGTCCAGGCCATCCTGCTGGGCAAAAGCAAGTGAACCCGCTGCTCGGTCACCTGACCAAACTGCTCGGCTCGTTCGATGTCACCGAGGCGTTCAAGACCAAGGGCGACCTACGCCGGTGGAGTGCCAAGCGTACAATCGGCGGGCTGATTGCCACCACGGCCTGCGCTGACATCGTGCAGAACGGCATCACGTGGCCAGCCGTCGCACTGTGCGCCGTGGCCATTGTGCCCTTGTGCCTTTCATTCACGGAAGACAGGGCGTAGATTAGCGCCTCCATCAGGGCGTTGTTTCTTTTCATGTTTGATAACTGGAACGTCTCTCCAAACGTGGGGAGGCGTTTTTTTATTTGTTAAAATTACGCTGGTGTGTTGCACGTGAGACGCATTGACCTATCTTTGGCACATCAAACGACAGAAATGAAGGACAACGCTGCTGAACTGAGGGCATTAGCAGCCCGCTACAAGATGAACGCCAGCCACTTCCACAAGGACGGGCGCGGCTTCATCATAGTGACCCGGGCGGGCATCGAACACATTTGCCGCGTGGCCAAGGTCACGGTAACCTACACCCCGGTCTTCGAGTGGAGCGACGCCGAGAAATCCCGCTACGTCATCGAATGCACCGCCAAGATGGGCGACGTAACCACCACCTCCTACGGCGAGTGCGCCCCGGCAAACAACCGCAACCCGTACCCGGTGGCAATGGCGGAAAAGCGCGCGATGTCCCGGGCGGTGCTGAAGCTGACCGGCTTTTACGAATTGAACGCCAAGGGCGAAGACGAAATTGAAACCCAACAAACCAAGTGATATGATTAAGCACCTTGAGATTATTGAAATCCTGGAGGCCATGCAGGTGAACGAGGCCGACATCGTCGGTCTGCACACCAGCCTTCAGGCAGTTGTAAAGCCCAACTTTCAGGCGATGTTGTACGTAAAAACCAACACGCCAACGGCTGACCTCCTGCGGCAGAAGTACACCTTCGAGGCCGACCCTGAGACCAAAATCGAGCGCGCTGAAATCACCGCGCACCACCTTGACGGCAATTCGTACACCTTCTTTTTGCGCATCCTATGACCCTCATCCAACTGCTCCGCACAATTGACTGGCCGAAAGTGGCCATCGCGTTCGGCCTCGGCTTGGGCGTGACCCTCGCCGCGATCATCGCCGCTGACCGCCAAGTGGAAACCGAGGTCATGCTGTACGAGTACGACGGCGTTACCTACATCATTGCCACATCGCCCACCGGTGACGTCGCGCTGCAATCACATTTTGACCCCATCCCATGACCCAACTCACGATATTTGAAGTCGAGCAGGCGCAGGTGGAGATGCTGACCTTCTACCACGCAAAGCACAAGATGAACGGGTGGAAGTTCGTAACCCCTGACCGCGACGACCTGCGCCACCACGAGGCTAACCCGGAGTGGGAGGTGTGGATGGAAACGTACCCACGGCCCGAATGGCACAAGGGAAAATAACCTCGGTGTGCCCAGAGGCTAAACGGGCGCTATTGGCCGCTGGAGATGAGCGGACGCGGTTCGCTGCAGGCAAAGCGATGGCAGCCGGAAAGACGGCACAGTCAGGCCCCAAGGTGGGGAGACGGGGCGCGCAAGTCGTTGCATCCCGGGTTCTGGTAACGGCGACCAATGGCCACAATGCGGCGCAACCGCAACGCTGGACAAACCGCAGAGCGCCAGCTGGTTCGATTCCAGCCCTGACTACAACACAAACCAATGGCGAATGAAACGCAACTACCTATCCGTGAGCGCCCTTAAGGCGTTCGCAAAATCACCCAACCACTATCTCGCCTACGTCAGCGAGGGCGGGCGAAAGCAGACCCCAGCGATGCTGCTTGGCGAAATGGTTCACGCGGCTGTCTTGGAGCCGGACGAATTCCATACCCGGTACCAGCTAATTCCAGAGCATCTTGACCGCCGAACCAAGGAGGGGAAGGAGACGTACCAGCGGTATGTCCAGCAGGCAAACAGCCTTGGGCGCAAGTTGGTGGACTACGACGCCCACGTGCTGGCCACAACGGTCGGAGCGGCGGTGCAGGCGAGCAAGCACCCGGTGTGCCAAATGCTGCCCAAGATGATGACCGAGCAGACGGTGGAGGGCGAACTGCAAGGCGTGCCTTTCAAGGGCATCATTGACGCCATCGACCAGACGACCATCATCGAGGTGAAGACCACCACGGACGCATCTGCGGCGGCATTTACGAGGGATTGTGCCAAGTACGACTACCACCTCCAAGCGGCGGCGTATCTGCAACTTACAAGCCTGAAAATGGACTTTGCGTGGATTGTCGTGGAGACGGTGGAGCCGTTCAACGTGGCGGTGTACCGACCGCACCCGCACAGCATCGAGATGGCCGGGGCGTATCTCACCGACCTCATCGAGCGGTGGAAGGAGTGGGACGGCGCAGAAGGCGGCTACCCCGAGGCGATGATTCAACTGCCGAACTGGCACCCGGCGATGCAATTAACGAAACCTTTCGAGTGGCTATGAACGACTTTGCACTTGCCGTGATCACCACGCTGGCCTGCGTCATGTACGCTGGCTACACCTACCAAACTTACCGCGAGCGATACAACCGCCGCAAGCAGGCCGAAATCGACGCGAAAGAGGACGCAAAAGACGTCCTGCGCTACGTCATGATGGATATCATTTGGGTGCGCAACGAGATGTCGAACATCAGCGTCAGCGGTGACGATGCGTGGGACATCCGCGAGAACTGCCAGTTCCACCTAACCAAATTGCACGAGAATTTAGAGGACTATTACAAAACCCTGACAGATGAAAGTCACAATTGAAGGCCGCGTTATCGACGTGGCAGAGCCCCAGACGGTGGGAGCAAGCGGATTCCGCAAGCAAACGGTGGTCGTTCAAACGGACGACAAGTACGACAACGAGATGCCCATCACCCTGGTGAAGGACAGCGTCGGCGAAATGGACGCGAGCCTCGGCGCGCAGGTCAAAGTGCGATGCTACCTCGGCGCCCGGCAATGGAACGACCGTTACTTTTTGGAGTTGAAGTACGCCGGGCACGAGTTGATGCAATTAACCACCGTTCACGCGCCTGCACCCGCTCCAACGACGCCTCCGGGCTACATCCCGCAACCCGATGGCCTCGATAAAGAACTGCCCTTTTGAAACAAACTCGGTCATGGTCACGTACACCGTGCATCTAATTGACCACGATGCTCACATTTCTTACACGGACAATGAACCAGCTTTCCGCAAGTTCCTCCAAAGCGTCAAAGCGCGGTCGCTTCCTCATCGCCTCCGCTTTACGACCCAACCCAGCGACCCAGATCGTGAGGCAATGCTTTATCAGCGTTACGGTGGCGGCTGACTGCTTCGGGGTAAGCCGCTCCACCCTGTCCCGATGGCTCAAGCACGAGCCGGAGGAACTGTTGCGGTTCGCTTACCAATTCGAGCAGGTCGGAGGCATCGACGCCAACACCCTGGCGGCTGCGGTGCGAATGCGACGGCTGGAAATTGACGGGGCGGAGTGTTGAGGTAGTGCAGTACACCACCTGAAAGGGCGGCCTACGGGTCGCCTTTTTTGTTAGCGAAAAATTTGGAAGTACGGAAATAAGCGCGTTAACTTGGCGGCATGAAAAGACCTAAAAGAACTGCCCTTGTGGGCGTGAGATTAACGCCCGAGGAGTATCAGCGGCTAAAGTTCGCCGCGAAGATTAGCGGCAAAACGCCGTCCACCATTGCCTATCAAATACTGACTAAAGGGCTAGAAGCATGACTTACCAAGAAATCTATTCGAGGGCTGTCCAGTACGAATTGACGGATGTTGAACTGGCCGTTCTGTCCGGCTTATTGGCTGACCCAACGGGCAATTTATGGGAGGCGCTCAAGTTGGTTAGAGGCGAATGGCGGGATGTTTTCGATGCATTGAACAATCTGGTCATGCACAACATAATCAAGGTGGAAACGGACTGCAACGGCTTTGCATATCAGTTCTTGCCATGAACTACGTGAAACTGCCCTATGAGGCACTGCCGAAGGCTACGACATGGCCCGTGGCGCAAGAGGCATTGGAATACCTGAAGCGTCATGCACGAGGGTAACGGGATCTGGATACCAGCGGAGATATGGGCATTGGACTTGAACCCAATGCAGCGCATCATGCTGGCCCGCGTGCAGAGTTTGGCCCAGTCAAGCGGCACGTCATGGGCAGGAGACGAATATTTGGCCAACGAACTGCGCTGCACCGTTCCATACATCCGCAAACTGCGCAAGGGGCTGGAGGAACTCGGATATTTGACGCGGACGGGATACGGCTACACGCGCAAGTTGAATGTAGACCTGACGCCTAAAGAAGTTCCTACAGGAACAAGTTCCAATAGTCACAAGTTCCTACAGGAACAAGTTCCAATAGTCACAAAAGAAGTTCCTGTAGTATCACAAGAAGTTCCTATAGTCACAAAAGAAGTTCCTGTAGGAGCGCATATAGAAGAGTATAGTAAAGAGAATAGTAAAGAAGTATCAAAGAGTATAGAGGCCAAACCAAAAAAAGAGGCAACTCCAAAAGACCTTCAGACGGTCATCGACGCCTTCGTGGCGGCCGGCCAGACCTCCGACTTGGGCGAGCGGTTTTACAACTACTACGAAAGCGTCGGGTGGGTTATTGGCAAGGCCAGAAAGCCGATGAAGGACTGGAAGGCCACAGCACGAGATTGGATACAACGAGAAACCAAATACCAAGATGAATCAGCTAACAACGGTTGGAACAAGTCCGGGAAGAGGAATGGTAGTTACTTCCATTCAAGCGGTAAGTACAAACACCCCTCCGACGTCCTTAAGGACCGCGATATTTGGGGCTAATGTCCAGCGGGCATTGCGGGAGCAGCCAGAGGCCACCCGAGCGGCATTGGTCAAACTGCTGTCCGCGACGCTGGAGATGATAGGCGCGCCGAACGGCATTAAGAGCGAGGAAGGCATTGCACGGGCTGCCAAGCGGCTGACCGATGAGTTCGGCAACTTTACGTTGGAGGACTGGAAACTGTGCCTTTACGAAATGGAGGCGGGCCGGGTGCTGAAGCATTACAACAACACCAACCTTGAGTGGTTGATACAATGCTTCCAAGCGTACGACGAGCGCAAGGTGGAAGCCATGCGTCAACTGCACGGCGAGCAGGCCACAGCGCACCAACGTGAGACGGCCACGCTGTTCCAGGTGCCGCTAACCGACGCCATCGGCGACCGGGAGCGTGCGCCGCGATCACTGGCCAAGTTCATCGCCGGGGCCGAAGGGCGCATGACCTTTGACGAACGCGACCAGATGGCACGCCGTGATGTCGCGCGCAGGGATGCCAAGGTAAAGCAGCAGATGCGGCAATTGGTCAGGGCGCAAATGCGGGCAGAACGCAAGAAGTCATGAACCACGCCTCGCTATTTAGCGGCATCGGCGGGTTTGACCTGGCAGCCGAGTGGATGGGGTGGAACAACGTCCTGCACGTAGAGCGCGACCCATTCTGCCAAAAAGTTCTCAAGCATCATTTCCCAAACGCCTCATCATTTGACGATGTCAAAAATTTCGACGGACGACCTTTTCGGGGGCGCATCGACATCCTCACCGGTGGCTTCCCATGTCAACCCTATTCAAGCGCAGGAAAGCGGTTGGGCAAGGACGACGAGCGCCACCTGTGGCCCGAGATGTGTCGCATCATATCAGAGATTTCCCCGGCCTTCGTCGTGGGCGAAAACGTTCGCGGCCTCCTTAATTGGAATGGAGGGGTGGTCTTCGAGGAGGTGTGCGCTGACTTGGAAGCTATGGGGTACGAGGTTTGGACGGGCATCATTCCAGCTGCGGGTGTCGGGGCACCCCACCGACGTGATCGCATCTGGTTTGTTGCTAAAAACACCCTGCGCAGCGGATGCCTACACGGAGGGCTTGAGCAAGAAGGAGCAGAGGTTCGGCAACAGTGGAACGCTGGCGCAGGAGGTGCAGAGCGGGTTTATCTACCAGAGGGGTTTGCTGCCAACGCCGAACGCGATGGACTGGAACACGGCACGAAGCGAGGAAGCGCACGCAAGAGCCAAGGAGCAACACGGCAGCGCATTGCAGGACACGCTGCGTCAGAGAGCTGGGCAGGGTTCCCGACTCAACCCCCGATTTGTGGCGGAGATGATGGGCTTCCCCGTCAATTGGACGGAATTACCTTTCCAAAGTGGCGAGCAGAAAGCATAAAGGCCTACGGCAACGCCATAGTTCCGCAGGTCGCTTTTCAGATATTTCAAGCAATACAACAGACACGATGAAGTGGGATTACGAGGACCTTGAGCAGTACCGCATCACCCGGCAGGGGCGGTTCAGCAGCGCGGTGTTCACGGAGATGAAGGCCACCGAGCAGATGGCGCAGGAGTTCATGCAGCAAGCGCAGGCGATACGGGATTACATCGAGGCCGGGCAGGTGGAGACGACGGTGCTGTCTACCCCCATGCGCAAGAACGGGCGCCTGACGCAGATGTTTCGGCGGCATGCGACCGACATGGATGTCGCCACGTTCCTTCGGCTGCGACAGCAGGCCGAGGCGCTGGAAGAGCGTGCGGGGTTTATTTTGGACGCGTTACGGCTTGGGACATGACAACCATCATCTACACCAACTGGAGGCGCGCAGCGCAGTTGCAAGGCATCGTGGGCAGAGCGATTGACCAGACGGCATTCCCGCAGGTTCACGTCATCGACAACGCGTCCGGCACGCGGCACGCATACCAAGGCAAAGCGCACAAGATGGTGCACGCGGACAACTCGCTCAAGTGCTGGGCACGGTGGGTCGAAGCGATGCAGGTGGACACGCGCTACGTATGCATCATGGACGATGACCTGACCTTCACGCGGCCAACGGTCATCGAGGAGTGCCAGGCGTACATGGACGAACACAAAGGCGTGCAGTGCATCGGGGCGTTTGGGGTGATGCTACCCAAAGGCCGCAGGTATTGGGAGGGCAGGCACACCAAGGCTAAGCACGACACGACGGTTGCGGTGCAGGTGGTAAAGGGCAGGTTCATGTTCATCCGGCGGGACGCGCTCGATGGGCTGGGAATGGAGCCGGACCTCACCTGCGACGACATCAAGGTGAGTGCGCACCTGTGGGATAAGAGATTGCCGGGCTTCCTGCATCGGGCGTTCAAGGACCTCGTCGAAGGGCCGGAAGCATTGCACGCAGATCCCGTGCAGAGGATGAAGAGGAACGAGGCTGCGGCCAAATACTTCCCCGATGCCAAGCGTACCTAAGGGCCGGCCACCGAAGTGGCACGCCAAGATTCCGGGAGCGGACAAGGTTGAAGCCATCTATCACACGCACAAGTGGCAGAAGTACCGTGCGTGGTTCCTCAAGGAGAACCCGGTGTGTGTGCAGTGCGAAAGATTATCGAACGTAGTTGACCACATCATCCCGGCCAAGCAGAAGCCGGATTGGTTCTGGCGGACGACAAACCATCAGGCGCTTTGCGACTCATGCCACAACAAGAAGCGGGCGGGAAGTGATATGTATTGAAACTTCTGAATGCAGTTAAGTAATATCAAAACAATAACAGAAACGAAGAAACGGACTCTTCGTTTTCTGTCCGCATTCTTTCTTATTTGAGCCAGTCGGGCGGAATCTCAGCAGGGGTAGGGGGTGCAGCGAAGGAATTTAACAATCGTGGTTAGAGCGCGCCATCATGCGTGTGTCGATTTTATTGAAAACCTTTTGCTCGCCTTTGCAATTACGCATAACATTTCCGCCCATTTTCACCCGCACGCAACCACCCGCCTGTGGCGTGAAAACATTTTTCTTCCCCATCTTTGGGGACAAACCAACCCAATGGACGCAATCATCCAAGAGCGTTTCGACGCACTTGCCGCCGACTACGAGCGGCGCGGCATCATCACCCCGGGCATTCGCTCGCTCATCTACACCCTCGCCTGCGTGGAGGTGGAGGAGGAGGAGCTGCAAAACTACGTTCGCAAGAACGGCACAACCTACGAAACGACTGGCCACAACGGGCAACTCTATTCCAAGCAGCGCCCGGAATGGCAGCAATTACGGGACAATCGCCAGCGGAAAACCGCCATCGTGAAGTCACTTGAGGCCAAGATGAACCAAGAGATGGAGGAGGATGAACTCGACAAGTTCCTTGAGTGACCCCAGCGCGACGGGATATTGGTACGACGAGGACGCAGCTGAGCGCGTTGTCAACTTCATCGAGCGGTTTTGCTCTCACGTCAAAGGCCACACCGGGCCGTTCCTGCTGGAGGAATGGCAGAAGAACGACATCATCCGCCCGCTCTTCGGGTGGAAGCGAGCGGACGGACGGCGCAAGTTCAGACAGTGCTACATCGAGATCCCGCGCAAAAACGGCAAGTCCAACCTCGTCGCTGCCATTGCCTTGTACCTGCTGGTGGCGGAGCAGGAGGAAGGCGCGGAGATTATCAGCGCAGCCGGTGACCGCAATCAGGCGCGCATCGTCTTCGACATCGCCGCGGCCATGGTGGGTCAGAACAAGAACCTGTCGTCTAGGTGCCGCACGCTTCAACACGCCATCTACTACAAGAACTCCTTTTACAAATCCATCAGCGCAGAGGCCCGAACGAAGCACGGCTTCAACTGTTCGGCCGTGCTCTTCGACGAGTTGCACACGCAGCGTGACCGGGAACTGTACGACGTACTGACGACGTCCGTGGCGGCACGTGAGCAGCCGCTTATCATCATGCTGACCACGGCCGGCTACGACACGACGTCCATCTGCTACGAGGTGCATGACTACGCCGAGCGCGTGCTGTCCGGCGAGGTGGACGACCCGACGTTCCTGCCTGTCCTTTACCGGGCAAGCAAGGACGACGACTGGACGCAGGAAGCCACCTGGCGCAAAGCAAATCCGGGCTTTGGCACCATCTGCAAGGCGGAGTATTTCGAGCAGGAAGTGGCCAAGTGCCAAGCCAACCCGGCGGTGCTGAACACCTTCCTGCGGCTGCACCTGAACATCTGGACGGGCGCGGATTCCGCGTGGATAACCGACGCCGAATTCATGCGCGGGGCGACACCCTTGCCGCCCGACGAATACCTCGCCAAATTGCCCTGCTGGGGTGGGCTTGACCTTGCTTCCACCCGCGACCTGACGGCTTTTGCGCTCATCTTCAAGGACGAACGCAAGGGGCTGTATTACCTGAAAGTTCACCAATTCGTGAACGAGGAACGCAGCCAAATGCGCAAAAGCGAGGGCGTGGATTACCTGCGTTTCGAGCGCGACGGCGACCTCACCATCACGGCCGGAAACGTCACCGACTTCCGCGTCGTGCGTGACCACATCCTTGCCGCTGCCGACAAGTTCCAAATTCAAGCCGTGGCCTACGACCAGCGTTTCAGTACGTACATCGTGCCCGACCTCATCGACGAGGGGGTCGATATGCAGCCCATGGGCCAAGGCTTCCTGCACATCAGCACGCCCACCAAGATGTTCGAAATGGAGATGCTCAAGGGCACGCTGATTCACGGCGGCAACGCCTGCCTGCGGTGGCAAATGGGCTGCGTGAAAATCGACCGCGACGCAGCGGACAACATCAAGGTGACCAAGAACAGAACCCGCTTCGGGCAGATGGTTGACGGCGTGGTGGCGAGCATCATGGCCTACGGGGCGATGATGAACGGCGACGACGGGGACGACGTCATCACCACCGTGATCACGCTCTAATTCATCTACCCTAATTTAGCCGCAATGTTCGAACGCATCCGCACCCTATTCCAACGGCGCGCCCGCGTCGCATACACGGGCAGCAACGAGTTTTGGAACTCGACGGCCTACACCATGCGCACCCGGTCGGGGGCAATGGTCGGCAAGGAGAATGCCCTGACCGTGGCCACCGTCTACGCCTGCGTGCGGGCGATTTCGCAGACCATCGGTTACATGAACCTGAACGTGCTCGAACGCATCGACAGCGGGCGGAGATTGGCGTACAACCACCCGGCGCATCAACTGTGCGCCATCCGCCCGAACGAATACCAGACGCCTTACGAGTTTTGGGAAACCATCACCGCGATGGCGCTGACCTACGGCAAGGCCTACGCCCACATCGAGCGCAACAACTTCGACGGGCGGCCGATGGCCTTGCACATCCTGCACACTAACGACTGCACCTTGATGCGACTCAATGGGCGGCTCTTCGTCCGGCACACCGAGTTCGGGGATCTGAAGTATGAGGACGTTTTGGCTATCTCCTGCATCAACGGCAAGTCCCCGGTGGAGTTGCACCAGGAGAACATCGGCATCGCCAAGGCAGCAGAGAACTACGGGGCGGATTTCTTTGGCTCGGATGGCTCGATGCTCGGCATCCTTTCCACCGACAACCCCATCAAAACCGAGCAGATGAACGCGGTGAGGTCGTCGTGGCAGACGGGCGGCATCGGGGTGAAGGTGTTGCCATTTGGCTTTAAATACCAACAGATTTCCCTGCCGCCGGAGCAGGCGCAGTTCCTGCAAACCCGCCGCTATTCGGACGAAACTATCTGCACCATCATGGGCGTCCCGCCCTACATCGTGGGCGTCGCAACGCAGACCACGTTCAACAACACGGAGGAGCAAGGGCGGAACTTCGCCCGGCACACCATCGTGCCGTGGGCAACGCGCATCGAGCAGGAGGTCAATTTGAAACTGATCCCGGAATTTGAGCGCGAGGACTTTTTTGCCAAGTTCAACATGCAGGACTTGCTGCGTGGCGATACCAAGGCCCGCAGCGACTTCTACCACCAAATGCTCACCGACGGCGTGTTCACCATCAACGAGGTGCGGCGCATGGAGGATTACAACACCATCGGCGCGCAGGGCGACCTGCACCTCGTCCAAGTCAATCAGCTGGACCTCGGCAGCATGGCCGAATACAGCAGCAAAATCAGCAGCAGTGCCGTATAAAAAGAAAGCTGACAAGGTGGCTCCACCTGCACCAGCGCCTACAAGTTTGGGCGACCTGCTTGACGCGCGCGGGTCAGACAAGAATACTGTGCATTCCTACGGCCCCGTTTATGACCTCATCTTTGCGCAGCAACTGGTCAAAAACCGACCGCTCAAAGTGCTGGAAATTGGCATCTACAAGGGTGCATCGCTGCAGGCATTTGCCTCGCTTCCCTACGTGCAAACGGTGATTGGCATCGACAACGCGGCGTCGGGCGTAGCGGAACCGCAAGGATTGAACATCGACAAGGTAAAGGTCTATTGGGGTGCGGAGTTTGATGCCTACTGCGACGACACGTTGCAGATGCTGCTGGATGTTCATGGCAAGTTCGACGTCATCATCGACGACGGCCCGCACTCGTGGGAATCGCAGGTCTGGTTTTTTAAAAACTACGATACCCTGCTTAACGATGGCGGCGTGCTTGTCTGTGAGGACATTTGGGAGCGGCACATCGAGCGCCTTGCCTCGCTCAAAAAAGAGTTGAATCTGTACATTCTTGACTTGCGTTTGAATAAAAACACGCACGACAACGAAATCATCGCGCTCAAATACAAGCACGCAAATGCCGTATAACGACTACCCTCAAAGCGTGACCGACGCAGCCCGCCGGGGCATCGCCCTGAACGAGGAGGTCGGCGGTCGCTGCGCTACGGACGTGGGCAAGGAGACGGCGCGCATACTCGCCAACCGCGAGACCATCAGCGAAGAGCGGACCGTGCGTATGTACTCGTTTCTCTCCCGCGCCCGCACTTATTACAACCCCGACGACACCGAAGCCTGCGGCACCATCTCCTACCTCCTTTGGGGTGGAGACCCTGGGCTATCTTGGGCGTCAAAAAAAGTCGAAGAGATGCAAGAGAATAACAAGACCAATGAGAGCGAACTGCGCGCCCGCTACGGCGACAATGTCGAAGTGCGCGCCGTCGAAGTTCGTGCCCAGGAGGACATGACCATCGAAGGCTACGCCTCGGTGTTCGGCGATGAGTATGACCTCGGCTACTTCACCGAGCGCGTGGCGCCGGGGGCTTTCGATGGCCGCACGAACGACGACGTTCGCCTGCTCATCAATCACACCGGCGTGCCCCTCGCTCGCACTACGAACAACACCCTGACGCTGACCATTGACGAGCGTGGCCTGCACTACCGCGCCAAACTCGCCGATACGCAGGAAGGGCGTGATCTGTACACGCTCATCCAACGGGGCGACATTACCCAATCCTCGTTCGCCTTTACCATCGAGGACGACGAATGGAGCGGCGACCGGCGCACCCGCACCATCAACCGGGTCGGGCAGTTGTACGACGTCAGCCCGGTCACCTACCCCGCTTCGCCCACCACCACCGTGCAAGCGCGGGAGATGGCGATGTTCACCGAGCAAGCGCCCGAGCCTGCGCCCGCACCGGTCGCAGAGGCTGAACCCGAAATTGTAGCAACCCCTATCTTTGAACGCAAATCAGATAAATTCCAGACCATGAATCTCAATGACATGAAGGCGCTCCGCGCCAACAAAATCAGCCAACTGACCGCCTTGAACGAGGGCGCGACGTTGCAGGCCCGCGGCTACACCGAGGGAGAGGAAGTCACCATCGACGCCTTGAACGCTGACATCGCAGAACTCGACGCCAAAATCGAGCGCGCGGAGAAGGTGGAGGCGCAGGTCGCACGTGCGGCTTTCGGCTCTGCACCCTCCAAGAGCGAGGTTGTTGAGCAGTCCAAGTTGCAGGAGCGTTACAGCTTCAGCAAGTTGGTACGCGAGTCGATGACGGGTCGCCTCACCGGCCTCGAAGCAGAGATGAGCCAGCAGGCCGCCAAGGAGTTGAAGGACTCCGGCGTCGGCATCCGTGGCCTCGCTCAAATCCCCGGCTTCTTGATGCGCGCGACCTCGACCATCGGCGGCACGAACGTCCCCGGACAGTCGAACCTCAACCTGCTCGAGGGCTTGGTCGCCACTCCCATCTTGGAGCAAGCGGGTGCAAACGTGTTGCGCGGATTGACCGGCAACATCAACTTGCCGTCTTTGGGCAGCGACTACACGGACATCATCAACGAGACCGCATCTGCTACCAGCGGCGCAGCGATTGCAGCGCGTCAGTTGGCTCCGCAGCGTGTGGCGTCTCGCATCGACGTGACCAACGAGTTGCTCGCGGCCATGAACCAGTCGGTGGATGCGACCATCCAGCGTCAGTTCGCCAAGGCGACCGCGTCACAGGTGGACGAGATGTTCCTCACTAAGGTCATTGCTGCTGCTGCATCAACGTTCGTAAAGCGTTTTGAGACGCCCGCTGCTACCGTTGCAGGCTTGACCTCGGCAGTCGCTTCGAAATTGATTGGCTCGCTCGGTGATGCCAACGGGCTCGGCAACAACGTGGCGTTCATCACGTCGCACGGCTTGCTCGCTACGGCGCGCTACACGCCCACCGTTTCCGGCGGTGCAATCCCCATCATGCAAGATGACGAGGTCTTCGGCTACATGGCTTACGGCACGAGCATCGCCTCGACCGGCCTCATCGCCGATGCTTCTTACGACATCTACTCCGAGGTGTACGCGAACACGACCGCGACGACGGCCATCGGCAATGAGGCCGACCTCGTGCCCATCGTGATCGCGAACATGGAGAACTGCTTTGTGGCATACTGGGGTGGCGGTGCTGCTGACCTCATCATTGACCCGTACACGAACGCTGACACGGGCATCACCCGTCTCATCCTCAACACGTACGCTGACGCGGACTTCGCTCACACGGGCGATGTTCGGTTCACGGTCGGCGCATAAGCTGCTAGATTGGTTGTTGGTTGGGAAGGCCGGGGCATCGTCCCCGGCTTTCTTATTTTTACCCCATGACAATGCGCTACCAACGGGCCGCCGAGCCAACGGACACCAACTTCATCAGCCTGACCAACCTGAAGAATTACCTGCGGGTGGACGGGGCGGATGATGACACCACGCTCGGCTTTCTGCTCACCTCCGCGCGGCAGGCGTGCGAGGAATACACCGGGCGGCTATTAGGCAGCGGCACGGTAACCTACTACATGGATTCGTTCGCGGACATGGCTTTCCCCGCAGGGCCGGTGACGGCCATCACCTCGGTGCAGTATTACGACATCGACAACGTGCTGCAAACGCTTTCCACCGCCAGGTGGTACGCTGACCTTGTGGGCACCCCGCAGCGCATCGCCTTTGACGCGCCACCGGCGGTGTACTTGGAGCGTTACAATCAGGTCATCATCAACGCCACGGCAGGGCACAGCACGGTGCCCGGCCCCATCCTGCAAGCCATCCGCATCCTCGCCGGGCACTTCTACGAGAACCGGCAGGCGGTGCTGACGGGAACCATCGCCACCGAACTGCCTATCGGCGTGCATGCGCTGCTGGCACCTTATCGCGTCTACGCATGAGAATCGGCAAACTCGACCGCCGCATCGTCATCGAGCAGCAGGTCACCGCAAAGGATGATTGGAACTTCGACTACACCACGTGGACGACGTACGCCACCGTGTGGGCCAACAAGATGGACAAAGGCGTCACAGAGCGCGAGGAAGTGGACAGACAGACCGCGCTCACCCGCACCATTTGGAACATCCGCTACAACGCCGGGGTGAACGCCACCATGCGCATCAGCTTCGGCGGGCTCTACTACTACATCACCGGCGTCGAGGAGGTGAACCGCCGGCAGGAGATGAACGTCTACACCGAACTGCGGAACTGATGGCGGTCAAATTTGGCGTAGATCCCGC